ATAACACAAGGAAGCTTATCTGGTCACCCAGTTTAAGCCTGCTGTCGTTGTTCGGCATTCGGCAAGACCAGGACTGTCCCAAGGGACGTCCTAGGTTACCTAAACACCGTCGCGGAGCCAAACCCGTTCCCTGTCTTGGGATCGGGCCGGTCGCGATGAAACGACGGTTTATATGTTTGAAAGATCGTAGTGATTCCGTGGAGGCTGTTTATAATCGCCTGTGCACGAAGAAAGGAAGATATTCTCTCAAGATCGCTAACGAATGTTTTAGGTCCGTGATCGCTTCGCTTATTGCTGCGATTGGTCACCCTATTCGTTTGAATATGCGGTCTCGAAAGGACAGACGAGCCAGGTTAGCCCTGGACTCCTTTGCTTGGTGGGTACTCAAGACGACTGCCTCGTGCGGCCACAAGCCAGTGGTCGAACGGGTCAAGTCTTGGTCCCAGACGGCTCGCCGGTGGGCCCTTCTGTCTGGCCGAGGACGGAGAGTTAAGTCTCTGTCCCTCCGGTATTTGGGAGGCCTTCTCGATTCGAAATGTTTCGAGCGGCTTAGGTATACTGATGGGCTTCTGCAGTTTTCTTACTGCGGAAGGTCCTTACCGGTGGCTGATCAAGCCAAGTGTCTGTCTGATCTTCGTGCTATGCGAGATCGGCTGGCTTCGCAAGGCGAAACCCCACAAGAGTACTTGGACTTTGTTAAGACCTGGACCGAAAATTGGACTTTCCAGCACCTTCCCCGGAGAGGGATGGTACCGGTTCCACTATCGGCCGGGTCGACTAACAGTTCGACTCGTGCTTGTGGGGGGCGTGCGGCAGATGTTACCCAGATATATGGGATACTGGCCCCGTGCGCCGACCCGCGTTGTGATGACAGGCGAGCTCAGTCTCATACGCTGTTTCCGGGCTCTCTGCAAGAGGGAGCTTTGCCTCGTGATATCCCTAGGTCCCTTTGGGAACCTGTATGGGGCGCTTACGCGTTCGCGGAGAACGCAATTCGCGAGGAGCTGGCGAAACCTGACTTGCCCTTTCATAAGGCCGTTTCTGTTCCTGAGCGCGGGTGGAAGACCCGCGGAGTCAGTAAGAACGACCCTGAGTTGGTGGCAGCAGTCGAGGTTTGCCGTAGTCTCGTCTTTTCTTCATTGCGAAAAGACAAGCGAATTGGTAAGGCCCTTGAAGGGGATGTTATGGCTGCTCTCTTGTCCATGGCAGATGAGGATGTTGTGCCTCTACCTGCTGTCGGGCTTGCGGCGGATATGTCGGTAGCTACCGACGGCTTGCATCATGATGCATATAAGACCGTCTGGGACGCTTACGCGAAAACCGCTAATTTGCCTCCCGATCTCCTGCACGTTGGCTTGCGCGCACTTGGTCCTCAACACGTTCTCTTCCCTTGGGGAGAGATTGTGGAAACTCAACGAGGTGCCCTGATGGGGCTGCCTTTGAGTTGGGCCATGATGTGCTTGCTTAACCTTTGTGCTTGGGATTATGGACGTACGAAAGCTCCGGATCCAGCGTCACGGAATATGAAGAAGCTTGCAGCCCCTGTTCGGATATTAGGGGACGATCTGGCTGGCATTTGCCATCCTCTTGTTGCCGATGGGTATGAAGAGCTAATCAAAGCGATTGGCGGTTCATTTAATCC